CAAAGCGAGTAAAAAATGAAACTACATAGTGTACATGATATTCGCCAGTTCTTTATTGGTGAACTCAATGATGAAGCATTTACAATCGATAAGACTGGTCAAAAAACTATTGAACTGATTGGTGCATCGTTTGTCGCAGATGAGCCTGCTATCTTTGGTACACCAAACTATGATTATATTCAAGAAGAAATAGATTGGTATGAAAGTCAATCTACAAACGTAAATGATATTGGTGAAAGTGTTCCACAAGCTTGGCAATACGCAGCAAATAAACATGGTGAAATTAATTCAAACTATGGTCATCTTATCTGGTCTGATAAGTACCACCAACAGTATGGTCATGTTCTTGATGAGTTAATTGAAAATCCTGATGGACGTAGAGCTACAATGGTATACAATCGTCCTTCTGTCTGGCTAGAATACAATGAAAACGAAAAGAATGATTTCATATGTACAAATGCTGTAAGCTATTACATTCGTGATGATGTACTTAACGCTGTAGTTCAAATGCGTTCGAATGATGTAGTGTTTGGTTATAAGAATGATTATGCTTGGCAAATGCATGTACTTCATTTGCTATGTGACAACATAAACAGAATTGATCGACATGCCCACAGCTATGAAGGACTTCAACCTGGTATGATTATGTGGCAAGTACAAAACTTGCATGTATATGAAAGGCACTTTCACCTTGTCAAATAAATGGGATATAAGATACCTAGGATTAGCAAAGGAAGTAAGCACTTGGTCAAAAGACCCGTCATCTAAGATTGGCGCAGTTGCTATAGGAAAGAAAGGGCAGGTACTTGCTCAAGGATACAATGGCTTTCCTCGTGGTATAAAAGATGATTTGAATAGATACGCTGTCAAGAAAATTAAGTACAGGTATGTTGTTCATGCAGAACAGAATGTAATATACAACGCTACATATAATGGTGTATCACTTGATGGATCTACATTATACGTATGGGGTTTACCTGTTTGTTCTGATTGCGCTAAAGGCGTAATTCAAGTTGGAGTTAAACGTGTGGTTATGCCTAATCAGGAAATACCTGAGCATTGGGTTGAATCATTTGCTTTAACATCAGCTATGTTTGAAGAAGCTGGAATTGAATATGAATTCGTTTCGGTCTAGAATTATCTTTGTTGGAATGAATCCTTCAAAGGTAGCAGTGAGTAAGGCAAAGGGATCTGCGTACAAAAGATTTCATAGCTGGTTAGATCAACTGGACCTCACACATGTCTCCTTCACTAACTTATCATTTGATCCTGAATGGGATTTTAAATTTAAGACTTTTGATCACACTTTATTATGTACAAGTCTTAAAAACTATGATAAGATAGTTGTATGGGGTTCAATGGTATCGAGCTATTTGAAACGTCTTGGTTTCGAAGATCACTTTGTCTTACCACATCCTTCCCCTAGAAATCGTAAGTTAAACGATCATAAATACGTACATAATGTTTTAATTGAATGTAAGGAATTTATTAATGACTAGAATTGCAATTGTCCTTGGTCGCGGCACTGAAGGCTGCGGTGTTACACAGTGTGCAATACAAATGCAAAAAGTAACAGGTGCTCATATCTTATCTGCTACTGATAAAAAATGGGGTAGAGCCAAAGGATTAGATATAAGGCAAAAAGAATTCTCAATGGCAAATGAATGGGAGATAAATGCTAATTGGATTAATGAATATTTTGATTTGTGTATCATATATTCAGTACCTTCAAAGAGTCATCCTCAAGAATGCCAGGATAATTTTATTCCGTTTCTTAAACACATTAATATTCGTAAAGCGTTTATTAACGTAGATCATAAAGCAGCATCCATTGCACGTAATGCTAACTTAAAAGAAGTATGCGAAAATGTAGATGTGATTATGACTCATAGTATGGAAAATGATTTCTGTAAGTTTATGAGAAAAAATAAAATTGAAACTCCACTTACAAAGATGGGGCTTGGCTTTGATTATGATGGACACCGTGCAAAGTACTGGCGTCCTATTGAAGAACAGCAACACAACATGGTAAGATGGATTGGTCGTACTGCTATGTGGAAAGGACCAAGCGTTATGATTGACTTCCATCAAGATGCTTTGATGGAGCAAGGATTTATCACGGTGTTGGAAGGACTAGAAGCTTCTATACAATATCCTTTAGTTTTATATCGTGATAATAAATCAGATAATCCTATAGATCGTAGAATTGTAGAAAATCATTTCAGGCCTGAGAAACAATTTAATGAAGTCAAGTTTACACCTGATTTGTATGGCAAAGAAGTTGAAGGTAAAGGTGCATATCTTTATCCACAATATATAAACTCAGAAGCTATGGATCGTATGTCACGGTCAGCATTTGGTTCTGACTTATACTTTTTAAAAGCAGAACACTATGGTAACAATATAGAAAATTGCCATGCTGAATGTATAGCTTCAGGTACAGTTCCACTATTTCACAAACACTTTTGTGATAATGTAATTCATCCTGTACAAGGTAAACCAATTAGTCAATGTCAAAACTCTGGCACTCTAGGCGTTGACAATACTAACTTTAATGAGTGCCGCGACCAAATGGTCAAACTTAAAAATGATCCTGCGATGAGAGATGATTGGAGAGAGATGGCGTTTGAATTTTGGAAGCAACACTCCGATGGAGAAATGGTTGTGAAAGAAATTATCGATCTCGCTTTAAACACTACTAGCACCCAACCACAAGGACTCGAGGAATTCTTCGTATGAAAATATTTATCACAGGCCAAGCCGGCATGATAGGCTTCCACTCTGCAATATATTATGCAGCAAGAGGAAATCAAGTAGTAGGAGTAGATAATTTTAATGACTACTACGATGTAGAACTAAAAAGAGAAAGAGCAAGAATATTAAGAGAAGACTATGGAGTTGATACATTACAACTCGATATTCAAGACATTCATCCTGATAAGAAATTATTTGATGATGTGGACGTAGTCTTACACCTTGCTGCATATGCAAATCCGCGTCATGCTATGGATGAACCACAGCATTATATTGACACAAACATTACTGGTACACAGCGTCTTATTGAAGCATTAGAAGTTAAAGGACTTAATATTCCTATAGTGTATGCTTCATCATCTTGCGTAATGCATGGACAACCTTTACCATGGAATGAACATGATAAACCTGAAAACCAAAACAATCCATATGGCTGGTCTAAGAAAGTAAATGAATGTCAGTTTGGTCATTCAAAGATTATACGTTCTGCTGGTCTACGATTCTTTACTGTTTATGGCCCGTATGGAAGACCAGACATGGCGCTTTTTAAATTTACTGATAATATTGTTAAAGGTAAACCAATTGACTTATATAACTTCGGTGATATGAAACGTGACTTTACTTATGTTGAAGATATCGTGCATGGTATCAGCTTAGTGATAGACAAAGTTGTCACAGATAGTGATCGTTATCATGAGATATATAATATCGGATATGGACAACAAGTAGAGTTACTTGATTTTGTAGATCATATTGAAAAGAACCTTGGTCGCACAGCAATACGTAATCCTTGTGAAGCACATCCGGCAGATACTCCAGCCACATGGTCAGATACGACTAAACTCCAGAAATTAGGTTACAATCCAACAACACCTATTGCTGATGGCGTGGAAAAATTTGTCACTTGGTACAAAGATTATTACAAGGTGAATTAATGAATTATGCAAGTATTGTTCCTCTCATAGGGGGTGAAACAATAGCAATGGAAAACGTATTCGGGAAAAGACCCGAATACATCCTCTCTTACACGGATTTTACAGCAAATGATAGCCAACTTCTTAACTATTATAATAATAATATTCCTTATCTACTGCTTGATAAAGGGGACACTGCTCCTAGCAGAGTGGATGTGGTCAATACTGTCTGCCCTTGTGCGGGGCTTTCTTCACTTAGTCCTACTAGCAGTAGTGATAGCAGTACTAATGATTGGATGGTCCAATCTTCCGAATATGTGCTCGAGTCAATCAAACCAACTGTGTTCTGGGGTGAAAATGCTCCACGGCTCGCTAGTCGAATGGGAGAACCAGTTGTGGCAAAACTTAGAGAAATCGGAAGAAAACACGGTTACGTCTTCTCCATCTACAAAACCAAATCAATCCTCCACGGACTAAGCCAGGTTAGAGATAGAGCATTTTATTTCTTTTGGAAAGGAAACTCTGTACCAATCTTTTCATACTACAATAGACCATATACAAAGATTGAAGATCAGATTCGTTCATCTGCTACAAACGAACCAGATCCAATGTTTGAACAGGTGAATAGCAAACAGAAACCTTCGGACAATCCTTACTATCAATACATATTAGAAGAAATGCATGGTGGAATTACTCACCCTGAGTTCTTTCAACTAATTGAAAAAACAACTAATCCTTTACACTATATTGAAGATAAAGGTGTATCTTATAAGGATGTAGGCGCTTGGATGGCAGAAAGGGGACACCAGAAGCTTTCTGAGAAGTGTAACTATATGTTTGATAAGTTATCGGCTGGTGGAAATATAATGAGAAAGATGACTGAGATAGGAAAAGATCGTATTGGTGCTTTCGTTGGTCACTTCCCTCATACCTTATGCCACCCCGATGAAGATCGTTATATCAATACACGTGAAGCATTGGATATAATGAAGATGCCAAAAGACTTTATATTACAAGGAGGACTAAAAAACCTGAATATGATATGCCAGAACGTGCCCGTTACGACAGCAATGGACATGTCGGAAAATGTAAAAAGATTTTTGGGTGGTGACTTGCAAATGGTCGAAGCAGAGTATGTCTTGCAAGACAACAAGACTCAATCATACAATGTAGAAAAGGCTCCTAATACTTTGGAAGCTTTTATTTAATTTCTGATGTCATTAATATCTACGTACAAGCAAGCAACGCTTTCATTTTTACTGGTAACTAAAACAGCCGCAGCACTCATAGCTGTTT